CGAACAGGGTGAGTGTCCGCTGCTCGATGTTTTGATTGTGGATGAAGCGCAGGATCTGGTTCCGTTGCAGTGGCGGATGGTGCATGAGGTAATGAAGCCCAACGCCAAGCGCATATACTACGCTGGGGATGACGATCAGTGCATATATTCTTGGATGGGTGTTGACGTTAAGGATTTCCTGAACGCCTGCGATAATAAAATAATACTGGACAAGTCCTACCGCCTGCCTGTGTCGATACAAAAACAAGCAGACAATATGGTCAGGCGTTTAATAACACGGCAACCAAAGACATGGTCAGGCACCGATGAGCAAGGTGCGATTGTCTGGCATCGCGACATTATGGATGTGGATATCAGGACAGGTGAGTGGTTGATCCTTGCTCGAACTAACTACATCGCGAACAAAGTGGCGAGTGACCTAAAGGATCAGGGCTTCTTGTACTGGCGTGAAGGGTCAGGCTGGTCGATATCACCAAACGTGTTGAGCGGTATTGAGCTATGGCTTGATCTGTGTAAGGGCAAGTTCCTGTCTGCTGCGGATCTGAAGAAACTGTCCACGCTTTTGGTATCGGAGGTCATTACAAAGGCTGGCAGGAAGCAGCTTGCCAATCTGGACACCGAACAAACATATGACTGGTATGACATAAGAAAGCTTTGTGAGTTGGATGCACACATGGAAGACCCGTGGCATAAAGTAATCAAGGTGTCTGATCGAGAGCGGATATACATTACATCTGTGCGCCGGATGGGTGAGTCAATCCTGACAGGTACNCCGCGCATAAAGATATCAACCATACATAAAGCCAAGGGTGGTGAGGCAGACAACGTAGCTCTGCTTCTGGATTCCTCGAGGGCTTGTGTTGAGAGTAGGGATCAGGACTCTGAGATCAGGACATTTTATGTTGGCCTGACTCGCGCTCGAAAGTCCCTGCATATTGTAGAATCACAATCATATTATGGGTTTCAGCTATGAAAGACAGACAATTCTTTTTAAAGACCGCAGAGGATCTTATCAACGGTCCAAGAGCCAAGGAGTATGGTCCAGCTAGAAAGAACCATGAGCGTATAGCAAAGATATGGAGCGTCATACTCGAGCAAGATGTTACGCCTGAACAGGTGGTGGCTTGCATGGTGGGCCTCAAATTAGCTAGGTTAAGCGAAGACATGACAAAGAATGACTCATGGGTAGATATCATAGGTTATGCAGCCCTTGGCGGAGAGATTGTAAACGATGGATAAGCAAATGAACCTTCTTGATATTGATGTCAAAGAAGCTGCCCTTGGATTCGGTGATGACGAGTGGGATCCGCCGTCATCCTTTCCTGATCTTACAGGCTATGATCGCATTGCCATCGACTTGGAAACAAGAGATCCAAACCTTATGAAGCTGGGGCCGGGGTGGTGCAGGAACGATGGCTATGTCATAGGCTACGCTGTGGCTGCTGGTGATTTCGTTGGCTACTATCCTGTGCGTCACGAGGATGGCAACCTGCCGGAGAAGCTGGTGGTTAACTGGCTGAAGAAACAGATGGCGACACCCAAGATCGAGAAGGTAATGCACAATGCCATGTATGATCTGGGATGGATGCGCTGGGCAGGGATCGAGGTCCAAGGTCCGATAATCGATACCATGATAGCCGCGCCACTGCTTAACGAAAACCGTAGGTACTACAATCTAAACTCTCTGACCGGGGAGTATCTTGGGGAGTACAAGAACGAGAAGATGCTCAAGGCTGCGGCTGCGATGTATGGTGTAGATCCTAAGAGCGATATGTGGAGACTACCGTCGAAGTTTGTGGGCAGCTACGCCGAACAGGATGCTGCGGTGACGCTACGTCTTTGGGACAGGCTGCGTGTGGACATCAAGCAGGATGAAGTCACAAGTATCTTTCAGTTGGAGTCCAGTTTGTTACCTGTTCTTCTTGAGATGAAAACCAAAGGTGTGCGTGTTGACACTGATGGGGCAGAGCAGATCCAGATCGAACTTAGCAAGCGCGAGAAAGAACTGTTAAAAGAGATAAGGTCCGATACCGGGGTGTCTATCGAGCCGTGGTCTGCTGCATCGGTGGCAAAGGCGTTCGATGCCCTTGGGCTTAAATACCATAGGACAGAAAACTCTAATGCTCCGTCCTTTACAAAGCAGTTTCTTAGCAATCATACTCATCCCATAGCGCAGAAGATTGTGAAATTGCGTGAATTTAATAAGGCAAACACTACCTTTGTTGAGACAATACTTGAACATTCGTGTAATGGTCGCATCCATTGTGATTTTAATCCTCTTCGTTCTGATGAAGGGGGGACAGTTACAGGACGATTTTCGTCGAGCAACCCAAATTTACAGCAGATCCCGGCAAGAGATCCAGAGATAAAGTCCATGATCCGTGGGCTGTTTATCCCTGAAGAGGGTACAAAGTGGGGCAGCTTCGACTATGCCTCACAAGAACCACGCTGGCTGGCGCACTACTGTGCTCAACTGAACGGCGTACACAGACACCCTCAGATAGATAGTGTAATTGATATGTATCAGGAGGGCAACGCTGACTTCCACCAGATGGTGGCAGATCTTGCTGACATAAGCCGTAAGGAAGCCAAGACCGTAAACCTTGGTATCATGTACGGTATGGGCCGCAAGAAGCTGGCTGGTGTTATGGACATTGATGAGATGGAAGCCAAGTCTCTGCTCGAGAAGTACCATGAGAGGGTGCCATTTGTGAAAGGTATTGCAGATCTGGCAGCANCAACCGCTAGTAAATCAGGTTCGATACGNACATGGCTGGGGCGTAAGTGCAGGTTTGATATGTGGGAGCCTAAGTCTTTCGGGTACAACAAGGCCATGAAGATCGAGGATGCAATCAAAGAGTATGGTGGCAAGGGTATGATACGTCGTGCCTTTACATACAAGGCTTTGAACAAACTCATCCAAGGTTCGAGTGCCGATCAGACAAAGAAAGCGATGGTAGATTGCCATGCCGAGGGTCTAACACCTATGCTTACAGTTCATGACGAGTTGTGCTTTAGCATCAGCAGCCAAGAACAATCAGACAGAATTGTTGAAATCATGTCCACTTGTGTGCCAAATTTAAAGGTGCCCTTCGAGGTTGACGCAGAACTTGGTGATAACTGGGGAGAAGTAGGATGAATTGTTGGCATTGTCAGACAGAATTAATTTGGGGTGGTGACCATGATCTTGAGGAAGAGAGTGACTCTTTTTCTATGGTTACTAATTTAAGTTGTCCCGAGTGTGGGACATTCGTGGAAGTGTACCTTCCGAAAGAAGAGGAGCAAGAAGATGTGGACTAAATTTTTAAGACTGTTCTTTCCCTGTCTCGTTGAAGAGCCAAAGAGAGCCAGATATATGGACGGACGTTTGAAGGGGGACGATAAGAAAACTCCGACCATCAACGAAGCGTGGGAAGGTGGCAAAGCACCCGCCAAAAAGAGAGGCCGTCCGCCGAAGGCCAAGAAGCGCGGAAGACCACCGAAGAAAAAATGAGTAACTTTTCTGACGCAAAGTTGTCAGTAAGCCAGTCAGTCCAGTCCGTGACTCAGTTGTTTTTGAGGCACGAGTCTGGGTTGCTGGACGAAGCTATTAGCAAGCTGCATGAAGTAGAAAGCCTAATTCAAAAGGCAGAAAGGGAGGTTAGAGATGATGTTTGAAGCGTTAATACTTTTGTGTATGTCAAAGGGACTAGATGACTGCTCTGTCATAGAAGACATTCGAGGTCCTTACACAACACTCGAGAGGTGCATGGGCAGAACAGCGGAGATGACCGCTGACATATTAAAGTTCGACAAGAACCAATTCGTCATGGGTGCAAGATGTGAGCCTGTTGAGACTTCAAAACAGCAATTCTCAGCGACCTGAAGGTATACTGATACGTCTATCGTTCACGAGGTCCACGAGAATCGATGTTTTTATTTAATGATTTCAGTTACTTGTACTGGGGAAAATAAACGCTTTATTTCCCTAGTTGTCTTTTGCTAGGTCACGGATACGCTTGACCAAACGCTTGGCCCGATTTGGAACCTGATCATGCCACCGAGAATCGACCATTTCGTCTGCCATTTTGTTCCAGTCCCGAGCATCGCATCCAGATTTCATGCCTTTGAACTTAGACAGCCGTGGTCTGCCCATATTGAACATCATATTGCAAATTACTAATTGTGCTTCTTCGGGCAGATCATCGAAGTCATCGTACAATACTTTGCATTCGTCGATGGTCACAGCCACATCCAAGTTGAATGCTTTACGCACTCTCTCTTCAGATACCTCCGTACCAATCGGCTCACCAAACTCGGGGTCGGCTTCGGTAATGAGGTGACCAATTCCCAGCGTGGGTAAATTTAAATGATCTAAATACACGGAATATTTACAGCCCTCGTCGTCTGCAAGCTCCATTCTTAGCTGATCTTTATTCATTATACCGTCCTTGAAATCTGTGCATTTTTAATAGCATTAATCGGGTTACCACCACCAACAAGCTGTTGATTAAGCTGCTGGTTGTTAGCAATAGAAACTGGTGCGGAGGTTGACAAGGGGCTACCAACCCCCGCTTGCGCCGCCACGGGAGGAGCCGGGGCTGCGGCAACT